CTCAATCTTAGCACTTAACTGAGCAATCCTTTTTTCTAAAAGAAGATTTTCTTTGATTAATTGACGAATATTTTTCACTTTTAAATTTTATGACCCTACTTGAGCAACAGATTGTGAAGGAGTTGGAGGTGTAAGTGGTACAACTTCCTTTGGTGTTGAAGAAGTAGGAACCTGAGTGAGTTCTTTTCTTGCAACTGTATCAATTTGTTCTCCAGTGTTAATAGCTTGATACTCTTTAGTATTAATATCCCAATCAAATTTGATTCGAGTATTCTTTAATTTATCCCAAGTTAGTTTACCAACTTTTCCATCTTGTGGAAGTGAGTTATCTTTTTGAAATTCTCTAACTACCGAATATGTTGTCTGACCGAAAATACCGTCGAATGGTGTTTTACCTGGTTTTGTTTCCGATTTAAATTGTTCCGCATATCCTTCAGCACTATTTGCTAACAACTTTTGAAGTTTTTTAACTAATTCACCTCTGTCTCCTTTTGTTAAATAATAACCACCTTTTGAAAGGTCATCTTCCGTTTTTGGTACTTTTCTATTTGAGAATGGACATCCAATATTTAGAAAATGGTTTCTCAAAGTTTGGTAATTAGCGCCCAAACCAAATTGTGACTTCAATGAGGTCTCCAATGTTTTCCAATATTCTATAGGGTTTTTTTCGGTTTTACTCGATTTATAAAAAATTTGGATAGCGGGGACTGCGTAACATTTATCATTTTTTGGAACGTTACTACTCAAAACAAAACTTCCGTCAGGTCTAATAGACCAATCCAAAAAAGTATAAGTTCCATCTGTTCCCTGTTCGTTTAGACGAGATTCATTAATTGCCTTTTTGTGAAGACCAAGAATTCTTTCTTTTTCTGATTCAGTTAACAATATTTTATTTTTCATGTTATTATTCGTTTAATAGATAAATATCATAATACTTTAGATTATATGTTTTGTACATGAGCTTTTTTTATTTTGATGTATTTATTTATATAAAAAAAAACAAATATGAAAAAAATAGTTAGACTTACAGAATCCGATTTAATGAGGATTGTTAAAAGAGTTATTAGAGAACAAGAATGGTCTGATGAGGATGAATCAGAATTATCTTCGGCGGAGTCCAAATACAAAGATATACAATCTCGTATGATGGATAAATCAAAATCTATTCATTCAAAATATCCACCAAGTAACGATAATGAATTCAGTGATGAGTTCTATGATGAAATTGGTGCAATGTATGACGACCCAGATTATATAGAAACAGTTAAAAAACGTGATGATTTATCACGTAAAAAAGGTGATTATAAAGAAAAAATGAGATATGGTGATGTTGTTAAAAATAGACCATCAGATTTTGATGTTGAAAGATATAGTTCGGAGTATGAAAAATTAGGACCTGAGATTGGAAATTTGAAAAAAGGATACCCATACCTTAAAGATGAACCAGATTTTGATACATTTGCGGATAAATATGAAAAATACGATAAATCTGATAAAGGAATGAGTTTAAAATCAAAACAAGACAGACGTGACTACTTGACAAAAAATTTAGATAGAGACTACAGGAAAAATAGAAAATAATTTATTAACCCACTTTAAAAGAGTGGGTTTTTTATTTTATAACACTTTATTTGATTTACGAATATTTTCTTCTCCCCACATTGGTTGAAGATTACTTAATGACCAACAAGACATAAATTCTTCGTTTATGAATATAGTTTTAATTGATATTTAAACAGACCACAATCCCATATCTTTGAATAACCTAGTTCAGTTGTTATTTCACTTTCACTTTTGGTAAAATCGATTTCATTATATTTCTTTTTTAAATTATTCTTACCAAAAGAAAACTTATGGTATCTTTTATACTTATTTACCTTTGAATTGTAATAGAAATAAGTCGGCTTTACTATAGAAACCAAATTGAAACCCATATTTGTATACATATTATTCTTACCGTCTAATGTCCATCTTCTATCAGCAAAACTTATGATGGTTTTGGGCGAATAATCAACAATAAATTGCTTTAACATTTTGGACGCTAAACCACTAATAGTATATCCTTGTTTTGTGGAATATCTATTTAATTCATATTCACCCTCAACATTCTTTGTCATATTTCTTTTAGAATTGAACGTCATGACTCCAACTAAAATATCACCATAATAAGCCCCATAAAATATTTCAGATTTATCATTACCTTGGATATGACTTTCATCCAAAAAATATGATTTATCTTCTTTACTAATTTTCGTTATTACTGTTTTTCTAGCCCCAATTTTAATCCCAAAACTAACCCCAAGAATATGTTTTAGTTTTGATTTTACCAATTCTTTATTTTTCATCCATTCATCTTCAAAGATATGTATTAGTTTATAACCCAATTGATTACATGCCAAAGTTTTGTTTAAGTGATAAACTGAATTCTTACCCATATTTTCAGTGTGATAATATAACCCATTATATTCTATACCAATTTTAACTGAAGGAATAATTAAATCAATTTCCTTACCTTCCAGTAATTTTCTATTTTTACCTTTATACACCTCAAACCCCAAACCGTCAATAAACTCCTTAATTTCTAATTCTCCTTTTGACACCCAAGTAGGTTGGAAATTTATATTAGTTTCTTTAATTATTTCACTTAATACATTAGATGTTGATTCAGAAACAATTTTTGAGTTCGGAAATTCAAGTTTGTATTCTTCTACAGTTATATTGTGCTTGTTCTTTAAATGTGTATTTGAAATCCCCTTCATCTTTTCATTACACAACTGACATACAACAAAGTTCCCTTCTAATAATAACTCATTATCTCTGTCAGTTTTTTTAGTGTAATTGGGGTGATATTGTATATCGTCAGGGTACTGAACTAAATAATTGTCAAGATTAATATTATGTTTATCATTTATATGATTTGTAAAACAACCTGATTTATTATATATGTCAGTTGTTTCCCACTCACATAAATTACATTTTCGTATCTGTTCCTCATTAATTTCGATGATATCAAAATATTCCTCAAACCATTTTTTACCATTAATTTGTTCATATTTTTTTCTTTGGTAAGTGTTTGACGGGATATTAATATCACCGTATAATTCTATGATGTATCTTGTCAATTTACCTGATAAATTGTTAGGGTCATTTATAATGACACTATTTTTCTTACATTTTGCAACAAGTTTTTTATTCTCTGAGACATACTTATTTGTCTTTGATTTTTCTAACTCACTACTATTACCAATTTTAATTTGTCCACCTCTTTTTTTAATTTCTATATTATTCCCTTTGAGAATTTTACTAATCTTTTTGTGACCTACTTTATATATTTCAGCCAACTTATGGGTTGAGTAACCTTCATTAGTGTATAATTTTATAATGCTTTCTATTTCTGATTGTGTAAATGACATAGTTTTTACTTTAAATATATAACAATAAATATCTAAGTCAATCCATTTAATTTTAACCCATAAAAAAAGAGGGACAATTTGTCCCTCTTTATATTAATTACTATAATTGATTATCTCAATTCTTGTAAATCGAATGTACGAACACCGTCAACAGTAATACGTCCGTAGAAACGGTTATTTACCATTTTCTTCGCGTATCGGGTCATAATACCCTTTATCGGTGTGAAGTTGAATGGGTTGTACATTGTAGGTGTCAATTGAAGTGGTACATACGGTGCGTAGATGTAACCAGTATCAAGAAGTGACGTACCTTTGTGTCCAATCAAAACTTGGTTTGGTGGGAAGTAAGGGTCACGATATACTTGGTAACGACCAGCTAATGTACCAACTCTTTCAATACCCATGTTGTATTGGTCTTGCTCAGGTGATGCGTTAGATACGTGGAAGTATTCTAAGTCATCGAAAATCGCAGAGATTTCAGAAGATACAACAATCCAGTTAGCTCCACCACGAAGAGTTGACTTGTGGATTTGTGCTGACAATTGGTTAATTGCTGTAATCAAAGTCTGATTCCAATCTTTCTGAGTGTAAGAAGTTGTTAATCCTTGTACTCTTCTCCATCCGTTGTAATCCCAACGTAGGTTCCAAGCCGCTCCTTTACGTAAGTCACGTAAGATTTCACGGTCAATTTCCGCAGCTACCTGTTCAGAAAGAAGAGCAGTTAACTCAGCTTCTGCATCGATATTGTGGAAAGCCGCTACGTCTTGAGCAAGTTCAGGAGACCACTGAGCTCTTAACTTTCTTTCAGTTACAGTAACTGTTACTGATTGAAGGTCAAAAGATACCTCACCAATCTTATCTTCGAACTCAAGTTCTTCATAACGTCTGAATACACCTTTGAAACAAGAAGAAGCTCCTGTAACTTCAAGGTCACTAGTTGCTCCATCAGCGAAAGTAGTACCTGTGTAACCATCTAAAGTACCATCACCACATGTTGCACATACAGGACAAGATAAATCCATTTCTAAATAGATACATCCTGTAGCGTCACAGATATTTTGATAAGAACCACCATTACCTTGAGTAGCCCAAGTTGCAGTAGAACGATTATTGTAAAGACCATTTACAATACCTTGACCATATTGTTGTGTTACAACACGGAAAAGAATTGATTTTGGTTGTGTTTCTGCAGCGTCTTTAAAGAAAGGACTACAAGTGTTTGCAGATGAAGTAAGACCTGTGCAAGTTCCGAACAAACGAAGGTCAGACAAGAAAGTTTCTGTGTCATACTCGTTACCGTCAGGACCAATCATTTTACCAACACCGTTATCTGCGAAACCACAAAGTTTAACGATAAGTTTTCTTACGTTTACACCATCTAAGTCGATAGCAGGACTCGCAGCTCCCAATGGAACTAATACACCATTTTGCCATACGACTACAGAAGCGTCAACAGTAACTGCTGACCAACGACCTTTTGAATAGTCGAATAATCCTGGAGGGTCTAACTCAGCTTCGTTTCCTTCGTAGAACAAGTCATAAAGGTTTTTAGCGTAGATATCGTTGAATCCAGCACCTCCACCAGGTACGTTTGTGTAACCATTTCCTGGGTCGCCAGGGTAATTACCAGGAGAACCGATTGGTGCGTAATGGTCACCACTTCCACCTAAGAAAGTTGATGGGTCATAACTACCACCTGAAAATCCTTGAATTTTAGGTACAAAGAAGAACAATTTACCGATAGGTAAGTTCATTGCTTGTACAGACACGATGTCGTTAGCTAACAATTTAGAAAACACACGTCTTACGATAGGGAATACAACAGTTTCGAATGAACCTGCAGACCCGTCAGATGTTGCTTCATTTATTAAGAAAGAAGCTTGGTTTTCATATAGCTGAGCTACGTTTTCTTTTAGGTGGCCACGAAGACCTTCTAGGAACCCTAATTTGTCCCATTTGTTAATTGTATCTTCTTTGATAACTTTAAGGTGCTTAAGACCGATGTTACCAACAAGACCTGATTCTAATAATGCTCCCATTTGATTAGTTTTTTTTGTTTTTGTTTAATTTATTTTTTATTTATTATCTTAATTTTGTCATTAAATCTTTCATTCTCATAAATTGAGGGTTTTCATAAGTTTTTGACTCAATCAAGTTTGCCGCTGAACCTGTCGAAGGTACTTTTTCAATTACACGTTCAATTGACTCATTCATTGGTTGACTTGTAGATGATGAAAGTTCATCTTTAATAGACTTGTAAAGATTCTTAGATTCTTTAATAGTTTCAACACCATCAAATCTTCTAAGGATATTTATTTTTTCTTGTTTTGAAGTTGAGTGTTCTGTAAACAAACGAGTAGCATAAGCTAAGTTTGAGTTGAATACTGCCACTTCATTTAATTTATTTCTGAAAATGTTAAGAGCTTTTCTGTACTCTTCGTTTTTCTCTCTAAGAATACTTACTTCTCTCAAAGTTTCACTTTCTTGGATTGCAGAATTGAATTTAGAATGAGCTTTTGGTTTTGGTAAACCACCTCTTCTGAAATTAGAACCACTACCATAAGTACGAGAAGCTTCTTTTGTTTCCATCTTTTTTGGTTTGATTTTGAATTCACCGTCAAGATTTTCACCTTTAAGGTCATAAGAAAATCCTTTTTTAGCATTTCCTGTACCCATGGTCTTGTCAGCTTTTTTCTTAATCACTTTAAAACCTCCACTTGTATTAGGATTTTTAGAATAGATGTCTTTTTTAGGACCTTTTCCGATTCCGACACCTTTTGGTTTCATTGACTTTTTCATTTTAGATTCCATCATGAATTCGTCTTCATCTTCGAAATCCATTTCTTCTTCGTCATCCATTTCCATGTCTTCCTCTTCTTCGTCCTCTTCATCGTCTTCGAAACTGATTTCATAAATGGTTTCCTCCATTTCTTCAGAATCCATTTCATCCATGTCTTCTTCCGTCATTTCTTCATCATCCATTTCTTCAGAATCTCCGTAGAGTTCTTCGTCTTCCATTTCGTTCATTTCTTCTTCGTCTTTATTGTTGAAAACTTTAGATACGATATCATCAATAGATTCTTCGTCATATGTAGATGATTCTTCATCATCCCACATTTCAAACATTTCCTCTTCGTCTTCCTCACCTTCCTGAACAATCATATATTCTTTGTTCGATTCGTTATCTTTAAGATTGATATTACCAGCGCCATCTTTCGTAACAACGATTTTGTCTTCTGGGTCCATCAATTCAAAAACACGTAATACTTGGTCATGAGATTTTCCTCTAAGGTCAATGGTGTCCATTGAATCCATGCTCATATCTTCGTCTTCATTATCAGTCTCCATGTCATCACCTTCTTCTTCGTCATCCATTTCTGGTTCTTCCATTTCAGGTTCTTCCATTTCAACATCTGTTTCATCCTCTGTTTCAACCTCTGCATCTTCTTCTTCTTGTTCAGATAGAGATTCTTTTACTAGTTCTTTGATTTCTTCCTTCATTGTTGAAGCAAGTATTCCTTTTGCGTTTTCAGCAACTGCTTCTTCCAAATTTTTCATTTGGATGATTGCCTCTTCTACTAAAGATTTTTCTTTTGCCATTTTTGTTTTTATTTTTATTATATAAATATTACCATTTCTCAAAAAATCGTTTTTTCGACTTTTAGAGAAATGTTTTTTTTAGTTTTAAATAAATATTTGATTTGTTTTGAAAATTAAATCTCTCCCTTCATGGATTTTATTTTTTCCATTTCGGCATTAATCAAGTCTTCCAACGCTTGTTTTTTGAAGATAAGATTATCTAATTTTCTCTGTGATGTTTTAAAAAGTTTTTTAACATCTTCCTGTTTTCCCGCAGTTGCTTTCCTATAAATTTTTGGTTTCGGTTGTTTGTCGAAAACAATATTCGATAAAAGATATGGTTCGTAAAAATTAGTTATGTTTGGAGTTGACTGTTTTATTTTCTTTCTGTCATTTTGAAACGCAACGTATTCAGTTCCGTTAACAAAAAAGAAAATGTCCACGTTTTTCTCTGAATATCTGGATGGGTCAAAATAAGAATTTAATTGAAAAAAAGTATCCCCTTCTGAGGCATCTATATA